GGCTCTGCCGTTCTACGGTCGGAGCCAGGGAGCCAGGAATGAGCAGATGCTCCTGGCCACGGCCTGGGGCTACAAGAAGCACATCATCATCAAGAAGAGCTTCCGTGACGGGATCGAGTTCTTCGAAGGCGAGAAGCTCAAGGAGACCGATCTCTCCCAGATGATCGTGTCCTACGGCGAGCACTACGCCTACAACTACCTCAGCGAGCGTGTCCCGTTCGACATGCTCCACCAGCTGACCGGCGCCGACGGCTTCCACTGGGTCAACCACTTCCTGAAGAACGGCCACCGGGCCGAGGAGAACATCACTCCTGGCTTCAACATGGTGGTCATCGACGTCGATGGCGGGGTCACGCTCCAGACGGTCCATGATCTCATGAAGGAGTATCGCTTCGCCACCTACACGACGAAGCGGCACGACCCTGACGGAGAGCATCGCTTCCGGCTGATCCTGCCCATCAACTATGAGCTCCACCTCGACACCGAGGAATACAAGGAGTTCATGAACAACCTGATGGGCTGGCTGCCTTTCGCCACCGACGAAAGCGCCAACCAGCGGGCCAAGAAGTGGCTGTCCCACCCGGGCGAGCACTTCTACAATGAGGGCGAGCTCGTCGATGCTCTCAACTTCATCCCGCGGACCAGCCGGAATGAGGCCTACCAGGCTCAGACCAAGGATCTCCAGTCGCTCGATAACCTCGAGCGTTGGTTCGCTCAGCGGATGCAGACCGGCAACCGCAACAATCAGATGATCAAGTTCGCCTTGGCACTGGTCGACAGCAACTTCAGTCTGCTGGAGGTTGGACAGCATGTCCATGCCTTCAACCAGAAGATGAACTCGCCGCTCACCAGCGACGAGATCGAGTCGACAATCATGGTCACGGTGGCCAAGAAGTATCAGGCCGTTTAGGTCTTTTCCTGGCTCGGTTGACCGTGGCCGGGCCTCTACCCAAGGGGTTCACATGTCCGAAGAAGTCGACAACCCACAGCTCGTGCTGATCGGCGGAGAGTCGGGGTCTGGCAAGTCTGCCAGTCTCCGGAACATCCGGGACCAGGGCGACTGGCTCTACCTCAACTGCGAGGCCGGCAAGCGCCTGCCTTTCAGGAACGACTTCCAGTCGTTCACCATCACCGACCCGTACCAGGTGTATGAGGCCTTCGATCACGGCACCGACAATGCCGACGTCAAGGGCATCATCATCGACACGGCCACGTTCCTCATGGACATGTTCGAGAGCCAGTTTATCATCGGCAACCCGAACACCCAGAAGGCGTGGGGCGACTACGCTCAGTTCTTCAAGAACCTGATGCAGCAGTATGTCGCCAAGTTCGCCAAGCCCACGGTCATCCTGGCTCACATCTTGCCGAAGCTCGATGAGGCAGCGATGGAGATGAAGACCTCCGTCCCGGTCAAGGGCTCGCTCAAGAACCAGGGGATCGAGGCCTTTTTCTCGACCGTGGTCAACGCGAAGAAGGTCCAGCTCAAGGAGCTGGAGAAATACTCGTCGGGCCTGCTTCATATCTCCGAGGATGAGCAGGAGTTGGGGTTCAAGCACGTCTACCAGACGCGCCTGACCAAGGGGACGATCGGTGAGCGTATCCGCTCGCCAATGGGAATGTTCTCCAGGGAGCAGACCTTCATCGACAACGACGCTCAGGCGTTGATCGATCACCTCGGGAAATTCTACGGGGTCTGAGCTCCCGTCAAGCACAAGGAAAGCAGTGCATCATGTTCGACACGCTGAAAAATGACGGCCTCGAGGCCGCAGAAGACCGCCTGGGTGGTGGTGGGTTCATCGTCGACACCGACGCCTACAAGGCGAAGGTCGAGATGGCCTATGGCATCATCTCTTCGAAGGGCGCCAAGGGCGTTGCCTTCACCTTCCTGCTGGAGGGTGGCAAGAAGTACCAGGAGACTGTGTACGTCACCAACCAGGCCGGCGAAAACTTCTTCCTGAACAAGGATGACAAGACCAAGAAGGTGCCGCTCCCGGGCTACACCACGGTCAACGACATCTGCATCTGCATCACCGAGAAGGGTCTCTCGGAGCAGACGCTCGAGGAGAAGACGGTCAACGTCTACGACTACGAGCAGAAGAAGGACCTGCCGAAGAACGTGCCGGTCCTGGTCGACCTGCTCGGCGGCGAGGTCATCCTCGGCATCGTTCGCAACCTCGAGAACAAGTCCGTCAAGGACGGCGCCGGCAACTACCAGCCGACGGCCGACACCCGCGAGACCAACAACATCGAGAAGGTGTTCGAGGTCAACACCAAGATGTCGATCGTCGAGGCGACGAACGGCAAGACGGCCGCCGAATTCCACGACAAGTGGCTCGAGCGGAACAAGGGCAACACCCGTGACCGTCGTTCGATCAAGGAGGGCGGCAGTGCCGGCACCTCGGGTCGTCCGCAGGGTGGTCCTCCGCAGGCCGGTGGAGCTGCCGCTGGCGGTGCTCCGCGCAAGAGCCTGTTCGGCACCAAGTAAGCCTTTCTCCGGGGGGAGCATCCTGTGAAAATACCCGTGCTTGGAATGGATCCCAGTCTTACCCACTGGGGTCTAGCCAGTGCTCATCTGGACCTAAGCACGGGTTTCCTGGATCCCCCCCACCTGCAACTCATTATCCCGACAAAGATCACGCATAAGCAGGTTCGCCAGAACTCGGTGGACTTGGATGTTGCGGAGCAACTTGCTAAGACTGTGCTGGTTGAGGCACGCAAAGCCAAGGCAATCTTCGTCGAAGTTCCCGTAGGATCCCAGTCAGCGCGAGCGATGGCATCATACGGTGTGTGCGTAGGCATACTAGGAGTGCTCAGAGCCTCAGGTATCTCGCTGATTGAGGTGACTGCCACCGAGGTAAAGAAAGCTCTGACAGGTGATCGGAATGCGACCAAGCAGCAGATGATCGATCGAGCGGTTGAGCTCTACCCGGAAGCTAATTGGACGTCTTTCTATCCCGGACAACGGAAGGGCCAGATCCCCGCCAATGCCGAGCACGTCGCAGACGGCATTGGAGCGATCCACGCAGGTGTCATGACACCAACTTTCCAACAACTGATGCGGCTTTTTGAAGGGGTTTGATCTATGCAGATCACAATCGTGCAGTCGGAGATCGAGGACGCGATCCGGCAGCACATCAACAACCAGATCAACGTCAAGGACGGGATGCGGATCGACATCGATCTCAAGGCAACCCGTGGCGACGACGGCTACACGGCCGTGATCGACATCGTTCCTGAGACCGCTGCGAAGCGCGTCGCTGTCGAGGACACCACTGGCTCCACCGGCACCGGTGACAGCAAGGGTGTTGTCGCTCCGGCTCCGGCCAAGGCTGCTGCCACCACCACGGCTACCCCGACTCGTCGGACCACGGCCAAAGAAGTGACGGCTGCTCCGGCTCCTGTCGCAGCTCCGGCCGCGGAAACGGTCGCTGAGGCCGCTCCGGCAGCCGCTGAGACCGTCGAGGCTGCTCCGGTGGCCCAGGACACCACGGAAGCTGCTCCGGCCGCTGACGAGGCTCCTGTGACGCCCCGTCGTAGCCTGTTCGGCTCGCTGACCCCACCGGTCAACAGCTGAGACCATGCTCAGGCTCACCGGCCTGGCAATCGCGGCGGTCATTGCCTTCCTGGCAGTGGCCGCCGTTGTTGCATATGCGGCCCCATTCATCGCTGTCGGCGTGATCGGCTTCTTCTGGTATCAGGGTCACAAGATCCGAAGCCAGTTGATGGCACCTCGTAATGTGACCCCTCGCCGGCGTCCTCGCTAACTCAGGTCATCAGGTTCCAGGTGGGGTGCAGACTGTAGGCGTGTAGCGCAGAGTCTGCCCCCATCGACCAACCCAGCTGACCACTGAACCCGATCGATAGCAGGTTGTCGGAGACTGGCGTACCTACCGAACCAAGGGCAGCCGGCATCGGCAGCAGCTGGGTCATCAGGACCTGGAGCGGATTATTCCGGATGCTGCGAGCAGCAACCTTCATCGCCCGGATCTTGAACCGCCAGAACCACAGCATCCCC